ATGATGTTCGCAGCCAGGCCGGAAACATGAATAGTAACTCCTTGCCGATTCGGCACCGCAAAGGCGACCGGCGAGGCATTGCTGGAAGCTCCGAACTGCCATGTGGAGTCAGCGATCAGGAAGAAACTGGTAGTATCCGGCTGGACGCTCCAGTGAGTGGTGATGGTAAGTGTACTCGCCGTATTAGAAGCGATGGTCTGTTCCTGCCCCGCCCCGGTCCCCGAAGTAATTCGAACCGTGGCGCCGTTATACAGGTTGACTACCATATTCAGGGCGTTATTACCGATAGTTGTCGCCGAGCTTATGTTAGCTTGCTCGGGAGGTTGAAGCTCCAATCGCCAATAGAAATTAGCGTGATCGTAATTATAGTCCGGAGGACCCTGCAATACCGCAGTTAGTCCCGAATCGACAAATTGATTGGCGATGGCAACGCTGTGTGCGATACGCAACATCTGGGTAGGATTGGGACCGCGATAGACATCGAAAGAACTGGCGGTTGAGGAAAAGCTGAGACTTACAAGCGTAACCTGGTTTGTGTTCGTCCCCGCTGGCACCGTCGCCACCGCAACAAAGGAGAGGCCGCCCTCAGCCCCATTAGCATCCACCGCGCTAACGCCGTAATAGAGTGCTTGTTGTCCCTGCAACGTCCCCCCGGTATTACTCACCTGAGGATTGAGCCCCATTAAAGGGATGCCTGCCGCGCTTGCTTCTGGCTTTGACGGAACCGAAAAGGAGACCATCAGATTCTCGGTGACGCTGCCATCCGTGCTCGTCGTTGTGGACTCCACGATTCCGAACTGCTCCACGCCGCTGCTGTCCAGCACGCTGCCCACCAGCGGCCTGGGCAATCCGACCTCGAAGGAAGTTTGACGTCCAGGTCCCGCCCCGTCCGAGTTGACAATTGTGTACCAGGCATCGTCATGGATCTGAGCGGTGATGAATGCCGTAATAAAATTGACGCCGGGAGACAGCTTGGTGATCCGGAATGGCTGCCGGCTGAAGCCCTCCCTCGCATAGGTCAGCGTGATGATGTCGCCTGGCTTTAGCCCGACTCCTTTCACGCTGGTCTCAAATTGAACATACGTGTTACCGTTCACTGACTTATATAGCTGAAGCGCCGCCGCTCGGTTCGCCTGATCGAAATTTGGGAGACCGAGCGCTGTGAGTGCCGCAGTAACATTCTGCCCTGTTACTAAGAAGTCATCGATATCCACCAGGGATAGACTGTCTTGCTGATAATCATTGAACTGGTCTTGAAATTCAACGGTATATTGATTGGGACTATTCGCAATGCTCTGTGAGGTTACCGTAAGCGATGACGCGCCGTTCGTGTTCCGCACGATGCCTGAAAACGTAGTGTCGCCAAATTCGTAGGACGGCCATCCCCCGTTCAATGTCGCGGTGCTGTTGCTGCTGGCCGACTGAGTTGGCTGCTGGTTCGCCAGTGTGTCTTCGGGATTCAGCTGGATCAAGCCGTTCGAATCGAAGCTGAGGTACATCGCCGAGCTGTTCCGGATGCCGCGAACGATGTCGCCAGCGCTCCGGCGCCCGGTCAGCAGCAGATTACATTGATACCGAGGAATCGTCGTGCTGTTCCCGTTCACGTCCACGGTAGAAACCAGCGCATTGCATCTCTGCGCAACGGCTGAAAAGGTTGCCAGATCGAGTTGTGTCTGATTCCAGCCGCTGCGACGTAGCGCGTCTAGCATTACCCAGGCGGGGTTGTTCGTGAACGCATTGCTGAGGTAGTTGCCGCTGGAGTCATACTGCGCGAGTTGGAGGCCTTGAATTAAAACGTTCACTTCAGGGAATGAGGTTCCATTGGAAATTGAGTTAGGCACCACCAGCGACATAAACGCCATGCTTCCGTAGGGATCGCCTAACGGCTGTCCAGCGGAATTGCTGAAGTCCGGATTAAAGGCGCCATTCCTGCTTCCGTAGCTGATGACGTTGTACCAACCCGTCGCCGTCATATTAGTCCCGTTCACTCCCACCGGGATCTGGGTGCTGTTCACGATTACCGTCACAACGCTGCTAATTTGTCCACTTCCGAGCAGTATTTCAAAGTGTGTGAGATTGCCGTCGTTCCTGGCAAGTACAATTGGTGGTCGATACCATCCGGTTCCGTATATGAGCGGAACGAAGTCGTTATAAAGCGCTTGATTGGGCAGGGGCGTCGACAATACCGAAGTCTTCGAGCCATAAGTACGAACAAGAATCGACGCCGGCACGAATTCAATACCGCCAAACCTACGAGTTACATTGTTCGCGCTGTCTTTGTCGAACATGCCTCTTTGTTGACATTGCGTGCGCGAATAGTCGCAGGTTGTAAAGGGAGTGCCCGCGTTCATGTTCCCCACGCCGCCCGATTGATCTGGAGAATATCCGCATTGATAGAAGGGCGAAAATGCGCCCTGCGTCCCGCCGGTAACTGCCTCCAGGCGCTGCGCCGCAGTGCTCGGAAAGTTCCAGGGGCACAGCTTTTGAATTCGTACCGCGGGCAAGAATACCCGCTGCAAGTTCAGCGTGTTGGTAAAACTGAGGCGCAAGGTGGATTCGGTGGACTGATCCGGCGGGTTTGCGATTCCCCGGAACACTACCTGGCTGTCTGAGGCCACTACCTGGTTCGTTAAATCGAAGAACAAAAAGGTAGCCACCAGGGTTGATCCCTTCCACCCGATATTGCGCTCAATCGACGACAGAAGTGAGTCCGCGTTGGCAAGTGTGATGGAAACCGTCGAAACTCCGTCCGTAGCGGCCTCCGGACTGGAGTTGAGATCGAAGATATTGTGCTTGAGCACGCGGCTCAGGTATGGATTCCCGTTCACGGTGACGTTGTGAGTGCTCCAACGCTCAACGTCGCCAGTTGGCAGAGTACAGTCGAACAGGAATAGCGGAGTACCGGGAACTTCCAGCTCTTTTAGAACGCTGATCGGGGTCATTCTGCAATAAGCTCTTAATTAAGACTGCTGATCAGGCGGATCTGACAGGAGTTTTGGTTGGGCGCGGTTGCAGTGAAGGCGAGTAAGTCGGATGAAAACCGCGCGCTCGAATAAACGCCGGCCAGGTCGATAGTCTTTTTATACAACCCCGCTCCGGGCTGTGCTTCCACCTGCGCGCCGAACGTATCCACTTGTACGCCTGCCGGCAGTTGCACTCCGAAGGAGATCCCCTCCTGCTGAACCGAGAGGCTGCCCGACGTGATCGCTCGCTGCCACGAAGCGCCGGTGGATATAGGTGTAAGAGAGGTTTGTCCCGTCGCCTTCACCACCAGTTGAATTGTGGCTGGTACAGCGCTCTTGACATATACGCTGTAGCAGTAACGGAACGAACTTGGGCCGCTCGTGAGCTGAACGATCTGTTGCGTTGTTTGGGCAGTGTTGGTAAGCTGCATCCCGTCGGTGCCTCCCAACGGATCCGACACGCCGCCACTTACTTGCAACAGAGCATCGGCCGTCCATACTGTTTGTGTCCAATCCTCGCTCCACATCAACAGGTTGTCAGTGGGATCTAAAAAGGTGAAGGTGTTGAGTTGACCTTCGGAAGATTCGAACAGGCTTTCAATGGAGGACCGTTCGGCATCCGTGAGGCTTGAGTATCGGAGCTGCCACTGTACCTTCTGTGCGCCTGTATCAGCCATTCGGATGGTGAAACCGCTCGCGAGTTGATTGGAAACGGTTCGCATGTTCGCGCTCCGTGTCACTGGAAACTGTGAGACGGCGCCAGTGCTCAGCTGTGGATAGTAAAGCATTCTAGCTCCCGTTCTCTAACACCGTTAGCGACGTCTCGCCATTCCATTCCCCTGCCAATACTGCCGTCATGCTATCGCTCCCGAAACTGCAGCTTGGATAATTCGTCCCGTCCCAGGGGTCTGTGAACGAGAAGTCTTCAGCTCGTCCCACCATGGCGCGAAAGAATTCTCGAAATTCTTCGAGCTCAGCCTGATCCAACAGACTAAGCTGAATCACCCACCGGTGAAGCGGCGATTGATAATTACGAAAACGCTGTTCGGATCCATCCACGAATTGCAAGGCCGTCGTCGAGTATCCAACACCCCGTGAGGCCGGGTACTGCATCACAGCCCCGGTCTTCAATGTCGGAAACGTACTCATATCTATAGGCTGGAAATTACGTCGTTTAGCGAGCTGGAGCTCAGAATTGCCTGTTTCACCGCATTTGCTATATCGTCGCTATGGTCGAGAAACGACTGGCTGTCCATCGCGTTCACTTGGATAGTCACTTGCGGCGATGAGTTACTCGATTGTGCTCGCGCCTGACCTGTCTCTGAATAACTAACTGGCGCCACTTGCCCGGGCGCGCCGGCCGTCAGTCCTGCCTGTGTTTGCACGGATGCTGGCAACATATAAGGAAGTGGCGCCGCCAGCGTTTGACCGCCCCCTCCTCCGAACAAGCTTAGTAGTCCACCGAGCAG